ATTATACTATAATTTTACTGTTTTGTCAAGCGACTACTCTAAACTATATTTTGTAGTAACTATATATTTTCTCGCTGGATTTACCATAACATTTGCAGAGTGCATAAATGTTTGGTTAATTAAACATTTTGTAACCTTTTTTGACCTATCATCAACAATACACTCAACATCTTTATATGTGGTTCCCAAAAAGGTAATGTCCATATGAATCATTGGTCTTTCAAATGTCGTAGCATTCACAGCGCCTCGTTCATATTTTCTCATTTTAATTAATTTGTTTTTGTGTGTGCCTTTAGGCATACTAAACTCTTTATCACCGCCGTGAGTCTGCCATATCACCATACCATTCTTAATATCAACCTTATCGGCGTGTATCATTACTCTAGCACTATTACCTGTATCAAAATTAGCAGAAACCTCTCCTACACCCTCTAATGTTACTACTTCTATTCTGCCAACTTCTGTTGGTACTTTAAATCTAAAAGCAGGGTCCTCAAAATGTTGAATAACTTGTTTAATTAAATTCTCTTTTGTTGCTTCTTCAATGCCTTCGGTGCCTGGAGATGAGTTTACTTCTATTATAAGCGGTCTATCTTTATCTCTATTTTTAGCAGGTATAAAATCAACAGCAACATAGTGCCCGTTAACTGCCTTAGCGGCCAAAACACAATCTTCAATTTCGGTTTCTGTTAATTTAAATAGTTTAACTTTACCACCTTGAGAAAAATTGGACCTGAAATCTCCTTTAATAACTTCACGCTTCATAGAAGCTAAGACTTTGCCGCCTAAAACCAAAACTCTTATATCGCCGTCCGTTTCAAGATATTCTTGAATTAAAAGTTCTGCTTTATCGTCTGTCTTATATTGTAGTTGTACAATACTATCTAATGACCTTTCTGATTCTATAAATAAAACTCCAACACCTTTACTGCCTCGTAAAGTTTTCATAATCATAGGATAACCAGTACCTAAATTTTCAACAGCTTGGTCAACACCATCTTTGTTTGGTATTAAAACTGTTTTAGGTTGTTCTAATCCATAATCATTTAATCTTAAATAGGTTCTATACTTATCAGAACAAATATTCACCGAGTTTCTACTATTAATACAAGCAATACCAGCCTTTTCTAATTGTGAAACTAAATCTAACCAACTATCTTTTCTTACGACCGAACCACGGATAATTGCGATTGTGTTTTCATCATTGACTTCAAAACCGACATCATCATTTGCGTTGTGTACGGTTCTAATACCATCTTCAACTTTTATATAAGCACCATCAACAAAGACAATATAAACTTTATGTCCCAGTTTAGGTCCTTCTTCTTTGATTCTTTTGGCTGTATGAAATAGCTCTGTGTTTTCGGGCTTTTCTGATAGTACTAATATTCTTAATTGATTAGATTTATCTTTTGCTTCGGATATAAATTCTCTAAACTTCGGCGCTTTCGTCATCATCCGCTTTTTTGCCTATGTTGTATTTTGCTTGTAAGTCCCATTCGTCCTTTTCTTTGAACGCCAGAACTTTGATTTGTGATAGAGGTGCTTTGTTTTCAGCATTCTCTTTGTTTAATAAAGTAACCAAACCCCAATCTGCTAATAATGAGGCAATAGTATTCCTTCTTTCAAGGTCATTCTCTGAAAAATTTGCGAACTTACCGTCCAATGCAAACAGTTCTTTAAAATGTACTATGAAATATCTTCCTTGTTTGTGTAGAATGTGGCATGATTGGAATAACTTTTTGTCTTTCCTCGAGGCAACGCCAATTCTTGTTAGTGTTTCTCGAACCTTTAGAAAATCATCTGGCTCTTTTAACTGTACTTCCAGCATCTTTTCAGGATGCCAAGTATTATCTAATTCATTCATTTTATCCCACCTTTGTATAGCTTTTCTTTAATTAATTTCAATTGTTCCTTGGTGAGTAAATCTAGAGCGGTCTTGGCCTTCTCATTATTATATCCATAATACTCTTTTACACACTCAATATCTTTTATCTTACTAGCTCTCAAAAAAGGACTATACCTTTTTTTACTTCTAATACTATTTAGTAGAAACTGAAATTGCATATCTTTGTCAAGAAAATGATTTCTATTCATTTC